AACTGCCATTTAGCATAGACTGAAAGTTCGTCAATTAGCCCTTGATAAAATTTGTACGTTTAGCGACAAAACGATCAACTTGCGTTGCGACATCGGGCGCATTCTCATAAACAGCTTTTGCACGCAAAGCAGAAAACTCAACGTCTTTCTTGCCGTCAGACAAGCCACGCCAACCTTTCGTAATAGCAATCAACAAATCAATTTCACCACCCTCTTCTTCGTTAAGTAGTTTTCGATGATAAGCTTTTACAGCCGTTCTATAGGCTTTTGAATCTATCCCTTGTACGCTGATATAGAAATCTGTCTCTTTGCCGTCTAAGGGGCTTACAATGCGTATTTCAGCACCTTCTTCGTGTGCATCTACTGTGTATAACGTATTAATGTCCATTTTGGGCCTTATGATTTAATTATAGTAGTGACTCGATCTAGTGGTAGCCTCGATCTATGAAATTAAGCGGGTGTTCTAGTTACTTTCATTTGTTGTTTAGCGGCAGAGTCAAACAAAGCAACAAAGTCTAACGTTACAGTGACTGCACCTGGGCCAGATACTTCTGGATTACCCGA